AGCTAGACAATATATGAATATGCCTAAATTGGATGGTGCTGATGAGTTATTAGCGGTTAATGCAAAAGCAATTTCTTCTGATAATGTTGCAATCGGAACAAAAAATGCTAAAGTTCAAGCATTGCCGGGAAGTTCACCGCAAGATACTGGTGGCGGTGGTGGGAATCAAACAAATAAAATGAATATAGGTAAAACATGAAAACAGTTAATAAAATAATTGGTCTTTTTGGTTATCAGATTCATAAAAGTAATGTTAAACTACCAAAAAAACCTGTGCCGTCCCCAAAAATACAAGATAATAATCAGGCTATCAACAATGGGGCTATAAATGAATCAAAACCTAAATCTAATCTGCGAAGCAAAGCTAAAACTCAGCAAATCCTCTCAGGAAGATCCAAGCGGTCAACTTGAAGCTAGAGTAACTACTTGGGGTGCAAGAGAAGGTGCCGATGGTAGAAAGTTTAATTATCAGCCTGAAGGTTTTTCAGATTGGGCTAATGAGTTTGCACAAAGCGGCAAACCTTTGCCTATGTTCTTAAATCATAACGATATGGGTATGCCTGTAGGTCAATGGAATGAATTTTCTTTTGATAAAGAAGGAATGGTTGCCAAAGGCGAACTTTTTATGAATACCACTACTGGCTCTGATCTTTATGAAGTATTAAAATCATCCCCCAATTTATTTGGCGGTGTTTCAGTAGGTGCTTATGCAGATGAAGCACAATTTGTTGATGCAAATGGAGATCCTACAGATGATGATGATGAAGAATCTTTTTTCCAAATCACTAAAGGTGGTTTGCGTGAAGTTTCAGTTGTTATGTACCCAAATAATCCAAATGCTGAAATCCATAAATTAGAGTGTTTTGATGCTGAAGGGCATCTTAACCCTAGATTAGTTGAGGAAGCCTTGCGTGAGGCAGGACTTTCCAAGAAGGGTGCGACCACCGCATCTTCCGTCTTTAAAAAAATTCTAGAGTTGCGTGATGCTACCAAGAAGATTATTAAAGAAACCCCACAACCAAGTGAATTGGAAGCGGTGGTAAATGAAGCTGACGAAATCCTTAAGGCTTTAGAGCTAAGAGAGATTAAGAAAGCATTATCTAAACGCATCAAATAAAGGAATTATTATGATTGAGCAAATCACGGAAAAGCTAGATGCTATTGAAGTATCTAACGAAGCTAAAATCCAAGCAGTAAAAGAGGAAGCAGTTGCCGCAGTTGAAGCCGCTAAAGCGGAATTTTCTGAAAAGGTTATTGCTTTAGAAACCAAAATTTCACAAGTGCAAGCTCCTGAAATCATGCGATCTCCAGCTAAATCAGTAAAGCAAGATGTTAATCGTCTAGTTACTGAGCAGTTGAAGAAGATGGTTAAAAAAGGTCGTCTTGAAAAAGAATTCGTCATGTTTGAAGATGAATCACAATATCAAGCCTACTTAAAAGAAGATGGCTCACAAATTGGTAATCCAGCTGGTTATGGTGGCGGTTACAATGTCGGTGGTCGTACAGCCTACGATCCTGTATTCCACAAAATGCGTTTGATGAATCCACTCCGTGGAGTTTCACGCAATGTAACTACTGATGGTTCTGTTTACCAATTCCGTGCCAAAACAGGAAACGCTGGTGCTCAATGGGGTTATGCAATCCAAAACAACGGTGCACCTACTACTGAAAACACAAATATTTGGCAATTAGTTTTGCAAGATATTAATGTCCAGTTCCCAATCCGTACAGCCGCACTTGATGATATCGATGGCTTAGAGTCCAATGTTGTGGATGATATGCTTTTGGAATTTAGTCAGCAAGAAGGTATTGCCATGATTCAAAATAACGACCAATCATCTCCAACAGGTAATGCTACTGGTGGTTCAAATGGTATTCGTGGTTTAAATCAATACGCTAATGGTAAATCTGGCTATGCTGGTGGCTCTACTTCTACTGCCGCTTTTGGCTCTAGTGGAACAGCATCTACCGATGGTTTAGCTACTATTGCTACTTATGACCAGCTTACAACCAATGCAAATACAGTTAATGCTAATAACACCACATTTGATGATGTAATTACATTCTTGCATAGCTTGCCACAAGAATACTGGACTCCAGATGCTAAGATTATCGTTAATCCATTCATGCTTGCACAGATTCGTGGCTTAAAAGATTCTAATGGCACTCCAATTTTTGATCGTATGACTCCATTGATTACTGATGGTATTGTTGGTCAAATTGCTGGATTTGATGTTGTTGTTAATAAGTATCTTGATACTCCTTATCAATCAACAACTGGCGATGCTGGAACAACTAGCTTGTATCCTATGTATTTCGGTCAATGGTCACGCTTCCACACAATCGTGGATCGTTTGAACATGGTGCTTCGTCGCTATGACCAAACCTTGCCCGGCTTTATTACTTTCTTCGGTGAGAAGCGTTTGGCTACTTCTGTTGTAGATCCATTCTCTGCAATCCGTTATCGTTCTACTGGTACAGCAACCTAATAAGATGGGGGAGGAAACTCCCCCTCTTTTAATTTTTAATTTGGAAATAAAATGGCTAATCTTATTCTTGAAGCAGTTAAAACCGCACTTTCACAAGGTGAGGCTACAGTAAACTTAAATGAGGCATCACAACTTACTGGCTCTGGTTCTGGAGTTGGTGGTCGTGTAATTTATGATGATGCGTTTGCCGCACTTCGTCAAAACAACCCTATTCGTAATGCTGGAGCAAGAGTTATTCAAACTATTGGTTCAGATGAGGCTTTTGTAGCCAAAACAGGAAATGTCACCAATGTTTTACAAGGTGGCACTTTCAATCCGTGGGGATACCCTATCAATAACAATAATGTTAATGGTAGCACTGGTATTGCTACTACTTATTGGCAGTTGCCAGTCCGTGATTTAAATGCTGTAGTTCCTGTAAGAACTGCGGTAATGGGCGATATTAATAATATTAATGAAGCTATTGTTGGCGATATTATGTTGGAATTTGCTCAACAAGAAGCACTTTCTATGATGTATAACAACGACCAAGCTGGTTCTACAACTTATAACTACGGTGCTACGCAAGGTTTGCGTGGTTTGAATAGCTATCCTAGTTCTACATCTGCCGCCGCTTTTGGCTCAAATGGTTCAGCAATTACTAATGGTCGTCATACAGTTTTAGGTGTTACTCAAGCTAGTGCTGGAGCTATTGTATATAACGACTTAGCCAACCTTTATGCCGCTTTACCATCACAGTATTTAGCAGATATGACTTGTGCATGGATGATGCACCCTACGACAATTAAAACTATTCGTGAATTGGTTACTACTACTTCAGGAGTTCCTTATTTCTTAGAGGTAGGTGATGATGATGGCGGTGCAGTTATTTATATTTTTGGTAAACCAGTCATTGTTAATCCATATATGCAATTAGCTGGTGCTGGTAATTATCCAGTTTACTTTGCCGCATGGAGTCAATTTGTAACTATTGCTGATAATGAGCTAATGAGTATTAAAGCATTTGAACAAACAAATCCTGGCTTCATTACACTTTTCTGTGAAAAGCGTGTAGTTAGCACAATTCGTGATGTATTTGCTGGTGTTCGTTTGACTCACAGTTAAGGTAGTTTATGCCATTAGATAGCCTAACAAATGGTCCTTATTTAGGGACTACTAGAAATCCGTTTAGCTACGAAAAGATTGAGCAAGTCAGCCGTGATTTACAGACTGAATGGCTCACTCTTGATGAGATTACCCAACAGCTAAATTTATTTCAAGATGAAAGCCAAGATACTTATCTTCAAAGCCTTGAATTAGCCACTAGGTTTGCTATAGAGGACTATCTTGGTATGTCGATATTCCCTATCACTTGGAAGGTTTACTACGGAGCTACAAATGGCATGACAGGTACTCAATCTGCCTTTGATTTGCCAGAAGTTAGCCAAGCTAATCAAAATACTGCTGGAGTTATTATTAATTCCGTGTCTTACTATACTGGCGGTAATCCACCAGTTCTTACAGTATTAGATAAAAGTCTTTATTTTTATGACCCTACTGGTAATAAAGTATTAGTAAGTAGTATTCCTAATGATATTAGCGAATGGATGACTAATCCTGTAATTGTTACTTATACAACTAATGCAAGTCCTATAGCTCAGTATCCTGTTATTAAACAAGCGGCTTTATTACTTTTAACCCACTTATATAACAATCGTAGTAATAGTTTTCAAGGTACTTTAAACAATATTCCTTTTGGAG